TTCCAATAGTCCTTAGGTTGCTCATCACACCAGACATTAAACGCACAAGATTTTGCAAACCTGCTCCAAGCCCAACAATAACAACTGCCACGCCCTTGGCAACTGAGCCTAATGTCTGAATAACTCCAGTAAATGCTCCCCCTTTTGTGGTGCCATTCATAAAATGACTAATAACACCGCTTAAAGCTGGCATTACAGCTTGAGCCAATTGATTTTTTAAACCGGTGTACTGCATTTGAAGTACTTCAGTTTGAGCCTTTAATTCAATGGATTTTTGAATTGCCTCTTCACCAGTAATAATCCCTGCTTCTTCCATAGCAGACTGGTATTCTTTCCAAAGCTTACCGCCATCTTGCAAAATCGGAATTAAGCCTGTGAGATCTGAGCCCATACTTTCAAGATAGAAAGACATTTGCTGTTGGTTGACACCAGCTTCTTCCAACTTATCGACATAAGTTTGTAAAGCTTCAACTCCATCCATCTTGGACATTTCTTCGGCAAGCTTTTTCGCCCCAGCCGCACTACCTTCAGTTTTAACGGCGATTTGCTCAAAAAAGTCCATTGCCCCACCAGAGCCTACAGAGGCAAATTCCCCAAGCTTTTCATTAAAGTCTTTCATCATGTCTGAGACTTTTTCTTGAGAAAAACCCAAAGTTTGGGCTGCACCAGATAACCCTTGAAAAGATTGCAATGAGGTATTCGCTAAGGCGGAGAATTTGGCGAGCTCAACATTGTTATTAGCTACTTCAATGGCTAGTGTAGCCATACCTGCTGCTGCAACTGCAGCACCTCCAACTGCCAATCCAGCAACCGCACCTGCAGCAACAAGCGCGCCGCCGCGTAGAGCTCCCAACTTGGAAGTAATACCTTCAAATGCCGATCCTATTTTTGAACCGCCTATTGCTTCACTAATTTGGTTGCTAAACCCTTCGGAAATAGACTTAGATACATCATCAAACTGTCGCTTGACACTGGAAAGATCAAACTTAAATTTCACACCTTTGGTGGAATTTTCTATTTGCTTAGCAGAATCAGAAACAATTTTTTCAGCATCATCCATACCTTTTTTAAGTTCGGATGTTTTTGCACCTACATGAACTTCAACGCGGTTATTATTTGCCATACCAACCTCTTAGGCATAAAAAAACCACCTGAAGGTGGTTTTTAAAAGGTTAAAAAAGCACCCGTAGGTGCTTTAAGCTAAAATTTACATGCTTTCTTTACGGGATCTAAATTCTTTTCAAATTCATCAAGATTAAATTCAATAACAAATGGTCCTTGGCGGTGAACATTCACCTCAAGCAACAATTTGTTATGTCCTTTTAATTTTTCTATTAATTGTTTTGGCTTTTCTGCAAAGAAGGTTGTGTATGAACCTTGTCCATTACTAAATGAAATGTTGAAGGCTTTTTGGTTATCTAGTCTAGCTTTAAGAGTTTTGCCCAAAGCATTTCCATATTCAGGACTTAAAGGCGTTTGAGTAGATAAAATTACATCAACCGAATCATCTTGGCATCTGAATGTTAAATCAGGAATAACTGCCTGCGATGGATCTCCATTTTTCATCCAAATTGAATCTGATTTCAAAGTAACGTAGATATTCTTTTTGTCTGTCATTTTGGAAATATCTTCTTGATATTGCCATTTAGAATCCTTTGTTTCTTTTGTGCTATTTTCAGTTTTATTTTCAGTACTGCTACCTTTTACACCTAATACATTAAGAATAACACCCAAAAGAAAGAACCCTATAAATAGAATCAGCACCCACTTGAAAAACTTTTTCATGATTTCACCGGTTGTTATAAAGTAAGCATAATTTAACAAACCGATTACTTTTTGTCACATTGAAAACTAAAACAGGGTGGCCTTAACCACCCTGCGGGAAACTTTCTAAAACTTCTAGCATATCGTCTTCATCTTCATCTGAAAGAGTGATTGCTGGGTCTGTCTCTTCAATTCCAGCGAATGCTTCCAAGATACGACAAAGGCGTTGTATTCCGATATGTGCGGGAGGGTTAATTTGCTGATACGCACTTAATGCTCTTAATCTAGGAAGATCCATTTCATTACGTACATAGTCGTAATCTTTGCCCATCGTCAGCACTAAATGCGTGTACAGCTCCTCCCAATTTATTCCCCCGAGCTTTCACCCGTGCCCGTAGTATTACCCGAATAGTCTAGGCCTGATGTTTTGGTCACTAATGCTAGAACCTCTTCCATGTTGGCCATATCTACAAGTTCATCAGCAACGTATTCACGGGTAATATCTGGATAATTTCGTTTTAGACAAACATGAGCCATATCAATAATTACCGAGACTGGTACATTGTTGGATTTCAATTGTTCTTCAAATCGCTCAAGAGTGCCTAAGGGTGCTGGAGCAAACACCCAATTCTTACCAGCAATTTCTTTACCATTCCCACGCGGGTTGTCAACTTGCTTAAATTGCATTTGTTATTACTCCGATAAATCGATTTTGAAGACACGGTTAAGATCATCAGCCATAGGCTGGAATTCAAACTCAGGGATGTCGAAATCGTCCTGTTTTGAACTAAACCCAAGCTTGTTGCTGGTACAGCGGAAGAAATTCATGTGCATGAATTTACCTTTGTAGTCACGTTGCAAATCAACGGCAAACTCGGGCGTATAGCCCATGTCTAGGTTTGAAACGGTGATTGACTTACCACCTGCTACTGTTGCGGAATAACGGAAGCTAATGAATACAAATTTCCCAACATCCGCCGTTGCAAATGTATAAGCACCTGTAGCCACATCTACACTGTATTGCCCTGCTGTTGGTGCTGACGCTACACGTTTGAGCGGAACCGCCTTCCCATCCGTAACACCTAAATCCTTAACATAAGTGCCAGCATTAGGAACTGGAGGTGTAACCAAGCCGCCAGCTGGTACCACTTCACCATTAATGGTTTGGGATACTGTCTCGATTCCACCTTCAGCAACCACACCACCAAAGAAAATAGAATTTAACAAGGTTCCGTTAATTCGCCCGAAAGAAGCTTTACATTTAATGGCACCTTTACCACGTGCAGCTTCTACGGCGAATTGACCACGACCGAAAAGCTCTTTTAAGTCATAGCTAATATCTACACCAACGGATTGCATCACTCCCACCTCAACTGGGGTGGGATTACTAATCGGTTGCCCATAAACATCTTGAATCGGTGTAGCAAAGATCTTGCCAGCACCAAATAAATATTGAGCCATTTATTTTGACCTCTCTAAAATGACAAAACCGCCATAGAGGCGGTCATAAAATGAATGTTTTACTAGTTTGTTGTGAGGATCCGGATAGGGATAATGGCAATCGCCTGATCATCCAGCATGTTTTCTACTGCTTCATATACTTCTATCGTGCCTTCAATCCAGCAATGCTCTACCAAACCACCTAAGGTTTGATATTCGCTAAATTCTGGATGGTCTGGCTGAATAGCTTCACGTACACGATCGATGAAAACATTCATCTGTGATGATGGTGGTTTACCTCTATCAGCCTCATGGATATAGAGATAAACCTCAGCAGCTAGTTCAACTTTTGAATCTAAACCATGAACCGGCACTTCTTGCTGATTGCCTTGTGTAATAAACATGGCTGGGCGCTGTTCTGCGGTCACATGGTTAAAGTGACGTAAACGGCGACTTACTGTAATAATCCCTTCAACATTTGTACTTAGCCGATCAAACAACGCTTGATAGATTGCTTCACTATCCACTTGCTAACCCCCGCTCAATTGCTGCATCAATATTTTTCGGCACAATCTTGGCCACAATATCCAGTGAATCACGCATGAAGCGTAACTCTCTAAAACGTACATTCCTTGAATGAGCTTTAATATTGACTTGAATCGGTGATATAGGTCGTCCAAAAGCCTGCTTAATTGTTCTTAGGTGTGCTTTAACACCCAAAGAACCATTTAAGCCAAACTCATGTGCAGGTGCGTAAGGCACCAATGCACCACCAGCTCCCACCGTTCCCTCAATTGAATCCTTATCCTCATCAACTTTAGAAGAAACGGATCCACGTAAGCGGCCTGACTGAACTTTAAGTCGTTGGCCACTTAACATGTCTTCCTGAACAATCCGCTGTAAGCGCAAAGTAAGAGCGTTAATCGTGCGTCTTATTTCAAACCTAACGCGATCATTCATCTCATCAAAGTTTACTTGCCTATCAACACGATAATCGCTCATAGCCTTTTACTCTTTAGCGGAGGCCGTCGATTTCTTTGGCTCAAACACTTCGATAAAACGCTCAAAACCTAAGGGCTTTAAAATATGGATAATGTCATTATCGGATTCTAAAACGCCGTTTTTGATATCTAGGTTTTGTCCAGCAATAACGATTTTGGTTGGCTTGTAACCTTTTGGTGCCTGATATTTAAAAGGCATGGGAATCTCCTATACGACAAAAGCACCGACGCCTAAATGGTTAGGATTAGTGCCTTCATCATCGATTGGAATGGAATTTTTTAAGGCAAGGTAGCGCTGGCCATACATGCTGAGATCATAGAAAGCTTCTTTCGATGATCGGGAATAACTCACGCTTTGGCCCGCGATTGTCATGCTCGAGGCGTTACTAAAAGCTGCACCATTGCCGCTTGCGGTACCAACTTTAAGAATATGTGCTGCATATAGACCTACAGCACGTTCCTTTAATGCCCCGAACTCAATTTGAGATACGACCAAATCTGCTTCTTCCAATGCATCCTGAATTCTTGCATCTGGCAAAGACATTAAACTCGAATCAGTCGAGAACTTTTCACGAAACGTTTGTACGTCCATAAGCACACCTTATTCCTTAGCTTGAGCTAACTTTGCTTGTAATTGCTCAAGGGTTTCATCATCACTGAAAGTAACTTCAAGCGCTGCTAGTTCAGCTTTCACGGCGGCCAAAGCTGCTTCATCAGTTGCCTTTTGCTGGTCGCCTGCTCCATCATTTGATTTGCCACCTTTACCACCACGGCCACCTGTTTTACCCGTTGCTTTTGACTCATCATCTGGGATTTCCTGAATTTCAAGATCACCTTTTTCAACAAGTGACTTAAAAGCTTTCCCTTTAGAAATGCTTGTGAAATCCTTGGTACTGACTTCTACTGTTTGGCCTTTACCAACCTGAATCCCATCAAAAGAAAAAGCGGCTTGAGAGCCGCTGTAAGTAATTTTTGGCATGTTTAGTTTTCCTTATTCAACATCGTAATAGCGGAGAGAATCGACACGTTTTAAATAGACACCTTCATACATATAGTGTCCTGGTGTACGCATCACATAATTGATAGGTTGAGCTGCCAAGAATTCCAGTTCATTACAACGGAAAGTAATACAGCTTGGATCACGGCGATAAATAATGCTGCGGTCCGTACCACCTTCACCTTTACCCTCAAGCGTGCTTTCAGAAGTAAACGTTAGTGTTTTACCTTGCATTGCAAAAGTATTCTTTTCCTTAATATATTCAAGGAAAGTTTTACCTGCTGAGTCTGGAACAATACGGCTTGCGAGAATCGTGAACTTATTTTCAGGCATCACGAAAGTGTCTGGTTGAACACTGCTATCAAACTTAGATGCATTGGTAGCGCCTTTAATTGCCTTATTGATATCAGCAAGTACAGCTTCAACTGTAGCTGTAGCATAATCAACCGTAGAGGAAATTACCTCTACACCTGTCTGGTTATAGAAGCCGAGTAAACCAGTTTCAGGCTCACCAAACCATGCCACATCACTCATATGGTTTTCATAGGCCAAACGAGCAGCAGCTACTTTGTCAGTGGTTAGCTGGATACCAGCTTTCAATGCTGCTGCCGCATCAAAGATACTGATTTCGTAGCCAATAACACCCGGTTGTACGGTGAGTTTTACTTCATCGTATACAACCTCAGCCAATGGCACATCATTACCTTGACCTGAGAAGCGTTTACCACGTCCTACACCTTTCTTACGCTGTAAGACACTTGCAGAACCAATGACCGCACCTTCTAAACCTTCGATTGGTAAGTACTTCGCGTAGGCTTGAGCTTCAGCAAGTTGTGGCGTCATTTCATCAATTGATTCAAGCTTCAACAATAACTTGGCAAAGTTATCTAAATTAAATGCATCACCTACGGCGATCTGCACCCCATGTGCAACCGCCGATAAGCGTATTTTCATTTGTTCTAATTGTTTTGACATTTTTACGCTCCACGTAATCGAAGGATTGCTAAACCATCAGGACCTGTGATGGTTTCCCAAGAGGCATTAGGTAGTTCAGTAGAATCTAATGCTGCAGATGAAAGAGATCCTAACGGCGCTTGTGCTGTTGGGTTTGCGGTACGGACATACACCTTTGCCTTGATATCAATTACAGGTGCAGTAGGCTTTACCCAAATTGAACCAATCTGCATGATGGGTGCACAGTCTTTAGCTTGATAGGCTTCTTTACCTAAGGCATTTTTTCCCGACTTGCCTACATGCTGAAAAACAACCACACCAAATTTCGTATTAGTTGCACCAGTTACCGCAGAAACAGTTTTACCATCCGCAGACTGTACTGCTACCTCCCCATCGCTTAACACTGTAGTGCCAGCGACTGGTAAAGATAAGATTTCTTCGGGCATGTGCAAACGTGCACGCATACCCGGAATTGCTTGAGGTGTTAATGACATTCTCTTTTCTCCAGATACTTAGAAGCTTTGTTTCCAAGCTTCTTTTTTGTTGTTGGTTTTGTTTTCATCTCCTTGAGGCTTACCATCACCAGCATTGACTTGCTGTTGTTGGTTAAGTGCATCACCTACAGGATTTGATGGTTGTGTTCCTTTAACAGCAGACAATGCGCGGAATACTGTGTCGATCTGATCGGGTTTTGCATCGCCCACAGCAACACTACCCAGCACAGCCCCAACCAAGGCATCACCCGCTTTAGCTGCAATTACATCGCGCTTAATTTGCTCACATGTGCAGCCTTCAGTTTTAACTGATGGAACCAATGCTTTAGCGTCAGCAATCACAGCAGCACGTTCGGTAGCCGCTTGTTCGAGTTTTTCAGGTGTCATCTGGTTCTTTTCCAGATCCCCGACTTTTTGTTCAAGTGTGGTTTTATCGGTATGCAATTGATCTACAACCGCCTGAACTGCGTTTAGTTCATCACCGATAGAAAATTGCTTATCACCGACCTTAAGTTTTGCAGCCTTCAAGTTATCAAGCTGATCTTGTTGCTGCTTTAATGCATCCGCCAAGGGCTTATTATCGCCAATGTCAAAACGAATACCGTTTACACTTACTTCCATTGTTTTCCCCTTTGGAGTTTGCTTTTCGTCACCGATGCGGCAATCACCGCCACAGCGCCCGTATTTAACGAGAGCTATGTGATCACCATTAAAATTGATAAATTTAGCTTGGTACGGCGTACCGTCTGGCGCTGTACCTTGCTGAACAACTAACATGGCCCCGTAACCAAGCGACATCTCAATGCGCTCGTTACTTTGAATAAGGTCAATACTGATCTTGTCCTTAATGAGCAGATCACCCACTAGATAATCGCCTTCCTGCCGGACGTTCTCACAATAACCAATGTGATAATCCTTCCAGTTAGAGGCGTTAATTTCATTTTTAGGAGGGTGATAGTCAGTAGCATCTACGCCATTGAAACTTGCAATCGATTCAGGCTTAAAGAGTTCTTCTGCAGGCGTATAGATGTTAATAATCTGGTCTGCTGAATAACCCTCTAATGATGGAAACTCATAGGCATAGTACTGACGGACCTGAGGCGCTTTTGCTAAGCGAACATTGACGCATTTCAAATACCCTTCTTTGGTAAATGAGCGTGACGATTCACTTGGCGCAAAGTCACCTACCTTAAAGAGGTAAATGTTTTTCATAAATTGCGCTCAATAAAAAACCACCTGTTTAGGTAGTTCTTGAAAAGAGTAAGAATTAAACTAACTAGAAAATAAAATAGGTTATATAGATGAATCCTCTTATTAATTTATGGGACTGGATAGGCTGTAATTCAGGTCAATTGCAAACTCTATTGGGTATATTTGCTATAGCGTTGGCAATTAAAGCTGCCGCATATGCAAGAGAACAAATTAAATATGCAAGAGAACAAATACAAATTGCTAATGATCAACAAGCAGAAGATCTAAGATTAACAGCTTTTAATTTAAAATTATCCGTATTAACAGTTGTTTATGAATGCAAAGAATTAATATATTCAATTGAGCATAAGCATAAAAAATTAGAAGAAACTTTTACTCAATTTGCAAATATATTTAATTTAACAATTAATGACAAAATGCCAGGTAGTGAATATAGCTTTGCTGAATACATTAAAAATCCTTTGAATGAATTGAAAAGTCCGAAAGATGTGGTAAATCGATTAATTGAACAACTTACCAATAAAGATACTTCAGTTAGTCATAAAGATTTAGAAATGTATTTAGAACATCTAATCCCCATTAAAGGTAAAATTCATAGTGCTAACGAAGGATATGACAGAAGAGTAGAAGATATACAGAAAATAATCGATTCTATTCAATCAAAATATCCTCATAATTAGGCAATGCCGTACAACGGCAGCGGATAGGCTGACCGGGATGCCCACCATCTGGCGGTGAATCCCATCTAAAGGTTTCACCCTGCTTATGTTTATGATCTGGCCTTACACGCTCATCTTTCGCCGTTTGCCATGTGTATGTCTCAACACCCATTGAAAGCTGTCGGGCTTGGTTAATTTGGCCGTTAATCTTACCCATCTGATCACTAGCAATAAGACGTGCACGATAATCAGTAAAAAGCCCTAACTCTTTAATGGCTTTTGCAAGTTGCTCATTAGTTTGACCAGTCTGCAATGCATTGGTGATTAATACTTCAAGCTTATCGGCGTATTGCTGAGGAATAGACTTAATCAAGCTGACATTAGCCGTAATATTAAGATCTACTTCATTCTGAATATCAGCAGCTCGATAGAACGGCGTTAGATCCACACCAATAATTGATTTGGTATGTTCAGCAATTTGTTTATCTACTTCCTTTTGTGTGTCAGTCACAACCTTTGTGGCCAACGGTTGGGAAACCTCAACAACATATTTTGTGAGCTTTTCCCTAAACGCTGTCATCATGTCAGAGAACCAAGCATCACCGATGTTCTGACCTACCGTTGGAATGACAAGATCTTTTGTTTGGTCCTGACAATATTTTGAAATAGCCAGTAATTGCCGTGTGTAATAAAGCTCTACACGGCGATTTACATGTACTGCTCTAGGCTTGGAAGCTTTACGCCCTTTCTTCCGTTTCTTAGCTTGCTGGAGGTGGGGTTTCAGGATCTGTATTATCGTCGTCATTAGGTTTCACCATTGCTTCAAGTTCTTTGATGTGATCTTCATCAATCACTGAATAAACACCATCAATAACAAGCTGCTTTGCTATCTGTGGCTCTGTAATGACACCCATTTGAAGATATTTATCGTCACGCTCTGCGTTAGCTTTCTCAACCTCGGCACGGACCTTAGCATCTAGTTGCCATAGTGGATTGAACACAACGTCTAAGCTTGGAATCTGACGACCAAATGTTGCCTGAACAATTACTTTTAAAAGTTTCAACATGAATGGCTTTAAGGACCAGATTTGCTTGGTTGCTATACTGTCGTAATAGTTCCGTGTGTCATGCTCGCCTGTTGCGTTCATACCTGCAGGTGATTGACCAAATAGAATGGTATATGGCATATCGGCAGCACCTGCAGTTTGAATCGAATACTCACGCATAAGATCAGGCAAGCCACCAAAGCTATAAGATTTAGAGTCGTACTCTTCTTCTTTATCCAATACGAGCATACCGTTAAGCCCTTTAAGCAAACCGACACTAAGAAAACGTTCAGCAACTGATTTCATGTCTTCTTTGATCTTCTCCACCAAGTCCGGCGTCCTAATCACATCAATTTTTGATTCATGAACAAGACTGGCAGTAGCCTTCTTTACAGCAGCATGATCTAAAAGGTCCTCGTAAACTTCTTGTAAAACACTCACAGGCTCTTCATTGACCACATCTGCATGGCCAAGTTTATATAAGCGCGTGTGGTGGATCCGTTGGTTAGACTTAGCATCAAGCTTCAGCTTGTAAAATTCAGGTTGCTTTAGTAGTCCACCTGCTTCGTTTGGCGGCAAGTACTTTGAAGTATCGGCTTCAATGTGCTTTTTTTTAAGTACCGTGAAAAATTCTAAACGACCGATGCCCAGTTTATTTAAATCAAATGGTTGATCTAAGTTGCCGCCGTCCACTGTACCTAAAAGCACGTAGGACTCACCATATAAGCGCGAAAGGATCAAGCTGGATAAGAGAACTCCATCTAAATTAAAAGCCTTACACGCCTCTTTAAGCTTCTCTAAATCATTATCCTGAATACCCTCATAGAACCAACCAGCTCGGAGCATGTCACTTGCTGGACGGTTCACAATACGCTTAGCTAACCAGTGTTGATAAACCGCTTCTAATTGCTCATCTGGAATAACCTTCTTAACGAATGATCCATGTGATGCTTTATCGCGATCTGTACCAATATTTGAGACAAAGTTTGTATACGCCCCTGCATCACCAATTGCATCATGCTTTTTATTTTCAGCCATAATTTCCTCTAATCAAATACAGTTGGCTTTTTAGCTAATGAATCATTAATCGCATCAATAGTCGGGTCCCATTGGTCATCATGATCATGTGACCAATCCGCAGTGAGTCCTTCGATTTCTTCGATGTAGTTCAATAACCATGGTGCGTTTACAGGCAACCAAACGCGCTGATCTTCAACATAAAGAATGACGTCCATTGTTCGTGAGAGTTTGTCCTCATCACGCTGAATTGCCCGAATAGGTAATGTGGTTTCCCTAGAAACAGATTGAATCAATCCGGTACCACTCGCCTTATCCTCTACAGCCATATAACGAAGCTTGCCAATTTTAGTATTGCTATCCTTATGCTTATTGATAAAGGCTTTGGCCTCCTTCAATAGTTCAGGTGCTTCCCATTTGCCACGCTTCACGTCAATGATGTAAAGGTTATTGTCGTAGCCAAGTCCAGCACATAAGAACACTGAAAAGTCGTTATGCTTTTTGACCTTCTGTGCAGTATCGGCCCATACAGCCCTCCATTTAAGAACAGGTAAATCAAGATAACGTGGGAACCATTCAGCCTTAACAAGATCACCACCAAGCTTTTTAGGAGCCTGCTGGTATTGGCTTGCAAACGTATAACGGGATACCGTAGCACCGTCTTTATCCTGTCCGCCTTGTTCGAGTTGCAATAGCAATTGCAATGATTCTTTCAATGGCCAATAGCTTTGACGGCCTTTAGCATCACGTTCAACATCGCGTGGTACTTTCAGTTGTATTTTTTCTGGCAACTTACTGATGTATTCATCATCAATAAGCGCTGGAATACTGATCTGCTCCCACTCACCAGGCACATTACCAGTCATCACAAAGTTAGTCGGATCTTCAACGTGTAAACGCTGCATGATCAGAATAATTGGTGTATCAGACTTAGCTTTACGCGAGTTGACCGTGTTGAGAATCTTACGGTTAGCTTTACGTCTAGCTGTTTGGCTAAATGCATCCTCAGGCTTTAATGGGTCATCCAGAATAATTGCACCAGTAAAGCCTTCATCCGCTAATGTACCTGCACGGCGACCTGTAACCTGCCCACCCATTGATGCAGAATAGACATGACCAGCATCGTAACCATCAACAGTAGTTTTCCAGCTAGACTTAGCATCGGTACTAGTAGAAATCTTTACAGGCCATAAATTCTGAAAGTCTTCTGACTTAACAATATTCCTTGCTGTTGCCGATACATCCTCTACAAGTGACTGTGAGAATGACAAATACAAAAAGCGCGAACGTGCATTACGAGCTATGCCACGTGCAATTAGATTCGTGAGTAATTCAGTTTTACCGCTACCCGGTGGAACGTTAATTACTAAGTTCTTAACGCTGCCAGCAATAACCTCATCGATCTTGTCGGCAATATATTCATGATGCCAATTGACCGAAAACTTAAAGCCCATGCGAGGCAAGAAAAAACGCCGTGTAAAAAATAGGTGTTCTTTCTCACAGAGCTCCCGCTCTAACTGCATTTCTAGCAGCTTAGTATTTACCTTTGAGTTCATCTAACACCTGCCTTATTTGCTCAGGCGTTGCAACAACTTGGGTTATATTCTCGCTTTGGAGTGGTCCACCACCAGCGCCAGTTAGCTCTGTTTTGTTGGTATATTTCCCACCAATGTCCTCTGCCGCTTGTTTAAGAATATTCATCGCAGCTACTCGGTTTCTACTATGTTTCTGATATTGGCTTTCATATCGCTGCATACGTACCGCTAAATTTGCAATCGGGATTGCCTCAGGCTTACCCAGAAACATTTCGCGAGTCTTTTCAAAATCTATTCTTAACTCTTCGCTTAGGTTCTCACCTGCCCGTTTAGTTGGGTCGTATTTCTCACACTGCTGTTTAGTTACTTTTATCCCGTATTCTTGGTTGACGAGCTCAGCAGTTTCTGTGGGTGTATTAAATACGGCAAGTGAGCGAACTATAAAGAGTTTTACCTCTTTTTTTAGAGCCGCCATATCCTCAATCCTGTCAACCTACGTCAACCTAAATAGCCAAAAAAAAGAGCCTTAAGGCTCTTCATGTAATTACGCAATTTCCACAGCATTTTGAAATATCTAAATCAGAAACAAACGGCGGGTTTTTTAGCGACTTCAATAAGCCGCTTAACGTTTTCATTTGCTCCCCAGCGCTTAACAACACCGATAAACTCTTCCACATCGTGACCAGCTAAATAGTGCTTTGGTAAGCCAGTATGATCACTGTAAATAATCTCACCGCCCGAGTCTCGCTCTACACCGATGTGATAAAGCTCATGCTCAAGCAAAGCACAAAACTCACTATCATTGGCTTTATCGCTAAAGGTAGCATCGATAGTGATTAAGTAAGTAGGCACAAATCCGAACCAATCCCGCATCTGCTGCTCTTGGCGAGCTTTCTTCCAGCCGCCTTGTTGAAACATAACCTTTTCGCATTGGCCGAGCACCTTACGTTTAGCTCGCGTATATGCAGATGATGCCCATGCAAATGCTAGAAACTCTTCATTATCATGAAGCATCTCAGCGATATGGTCGTGGTCTGGATTGTGTAGCGGTCCACCGAGCGTAAGAAAATTAGCAACAACCCATTTCTTTAAATCTGGTGCAGGTATTAAACGGATTGCTTCCTCTTCTTCAGCTTGATCAATAAAGTCTGGTTGCGGGAATGGTCTGATCTGATCCATTAAATATTTGCCTCTTCAAGTTTTTGAGCCACTCACTAGCGTATTCACTTCTTAACTGTACTGGTCCAGTATCATCGATCCTACATCTCGAAGCTGTCTCTATACGAACTACTGTATAGCCCATCTCCTCAGCTACGTCGTAACGATCAAGGCTCCATGCTTTATTCTTAAGCTTACCCTTTCGGCCACCTGACCAAGGACCTCCAGCAATTTCAACTAAAATACGATGTTCAATTAAATGAAAATCAAATCGCCAGTGCTTGGTTGATTTAAATTGAAACTTCTTTTCGTATTTAATTTCCAGATTATCTAAAGTTTCAGTAAATTCTTCTTCTGCCTCTAAATATTTTTGGGTAGCCTTAGGCAAAGGCCGGCTTTTAGATTTTGTTTTAGGTTCTTTTTTTCTTGTAAGCCAAAAATAATGTTTACTGTCCATTTATTTCACCCATTAAAAAACCGCCTTTCGGCGGCCGCTTATAACTTTTTAAGAGAAGCTAACCTTTTTTTAAAATCTTCTTTATTTTGTTTATGTGCAGCTAACTCACTAATTAAGTATTCGATACAGGCTTGTAAATTTTCTGCTTTTTCCAAACATTCATTATCTGTTAGCGAGTGAACACCTTCACTTAATAATCCATATATTTGCCCTAATGGATTAAATCCATCTGGTTTTAGATAGTCTGGAAGTGCATTATTCGCAATTCTAATTTTATCTGACATTGGACTTGTTATTTTAAGCTCGGCGAGACTCATAGCTAATGCTGATTGCTTATCAGTATCTTCTTGAATTAAATCTAGAAGTCCATTTATATTATTTTCAACAATTCTTCGCATGTAAGCGAAGGCTGCAACTCCATAACCATTTGCTAAACAAACAACAGCCTTGTTATATTCCTGTTTATCATCTTTAAAAAATTTACTTAAAACTTTACTTTTAGGTAATTCTTTTTGTGGATATTCACCAATTTTAGTTACTTTTAAAAGATTATTCTCTAATTTCTCAAAGTTAATTAGAAATGACTTTGAGAATTTTTGGCATGACACACAAGTGAACCCAGCAAATGTCATAAGGAATTTTTCGGATAAGAGAAATCTATACATTAAAAGTTCTTTATTATCGTTATGTAAAGGCTTCACGCTATCGCAATTTGGGCACATATACTCAATTTCTCTGAGAACTACAGAAGTTGTATTGTGCTGATTGAAAATCTTTGGGAATACTAATTCGTTATATAAAGGGCGATTTTCCAAAAAATCCTTTAATGCAATTTGTTCTTCAGTCATGATTATTAAAAAGTAATTTAAACAGTGTATTTTACAATTAACTAGATTTTAATTGCGAGTCTAAAAAATAAAAATCCAACCACCTTTTGACTCACTTCACCCCGTATCCTCTTTACATTTTTCAATTCGCTATAGTAAATTATTTTTAACCTTTCCACACTTTTTGCATTCTTTTATCGGATCGCCGTTGATATCAAAATCATGTTCCCAACAATGCCAACAGAATACTTGCTTGATGATTCGGAGCATGTGACCTCCAAAATGCAAAAAGCCCATCGAATGATGAGCTTTTAAATTTCAGTAATTTGCATACAATAAGATCACTGTAATACAAATATGCCATACCCCGTGCGCACACTCAAGTGGTTTTTTCGAAAGTTTCAAATGCAAAGTTTGGATTACGGCTTTTGATATAAGCAAGTCCGCACTTTAAGTCTTGTCTAATTTGATTAACTGAAGTGTCATTACTCTGAGCAATATCTCTTAAAGAATTACCCATGACATGATGTGACCAAATTGCTGAGATCCATTCTTGTAATATATGGTCTTCAATTAACTGCATATCAATAAATAATCTATGTACTGCCCTTACTTCGTTATCATTTAACTGACAACAAGTACCCTTACGACGAATACACAAACGATCTTTTAAAGTTTCATCACTCATATACATAGCCATAAGCTTTTCACGTTGTTTTTGAGTGATACGTTTCGTTGGCATCGTCTTAACAATTTTAACCATTGTTTCAGTATCACCATTTAGCCAAGCCCCTAGCTGGCGGCACCATTCTTCAAAACTATACTTAGACCAATCGACCGCTTGTAAAATGTGTTGTACTGGCATATTCATCTTCATCCCACCAATTGCTCAATTTGTTTAATCGCCACGCCTGACTTAACTTGCTCTGTACTGAACCGTAAAACTGTAAATCCCATCATTGCTGCTTCGTTGTATTTCTCCAGATCCCCCAAATAGCCTTTGCCCCTTGTATGACGTCCACCGCTCCAGATCCCGCCTTCTACCTCAATCAATATCTTTGTACCTGTAATCAGAAAATCTGCTCTCCATTTACGTGTTGGATGGAATTTATATTCCTGTTCAAAACCAATTTTGTGTGACTTTAAGTGCTGAACAAGCGCTGCCTCACCTTCACTTACAACCCGTTCTTTTTTGGCTGAAGTACGGCGCTTGGGTTTGCTTCGTGGCTTTGCATAAAGACGTTTGTAATCGGCAAGGCTCATTGATGACATCAAGCCCCACCCTGATTTAAACGATCCAATTCATTAGCAAAATGGCTATACATCTGAGACTTTTCAAAATCTCTAATACGACTTAACTCGTGTGCTTCAGCTCTGTACTTTTGAGCCATTTCACTTATTGAGTTTTTAAGATCATCAAATAAATCAAAACGAGGCGGCATGCCTATTGGTGGTTTCATCAATTCCCCACCGTTATCGGTAAAGCCCGCGCGCTCTAATTGACCTTTAAGTTGCTCCACTTTCGCTTGCTGGTGCTTAAAACCCCACCAAGCACCATTTACGAACTCATCTGCATATTCATTATCGCCATGACCATCCCACCCAGCGGGATATTTATTGATGTTCCAGCAGTTCTGAATTGCGATATCTTCAAATTGTTCTTGTAACGCTTTCTTATCCATCTCAATCACTCACTTTGCGGATATCAATGCGGTGTCCTGCTGCGATTTCTTCTGGAGTGGCCTTGATTATGCATTTAGCTGTATATGAGTATCCATCTGAACCCCATATCCACCTACCCATAACACGAGTAACTCTTAGAACCTTGTTTGTATCTACAACCACTTTTTCAGCTTTTAATGTAAAACTGTCCCCGACTTTAAACTCACTCATGGCTGGCTCCTTTTGACTCACATTCGGCTATGGCTTTATTCAGTGCTGCATTCCAATGCGTCAACCTTGTTTCATATGCCGCTTTAGCTGAAATTAAGCTTTTGTATTCGCTTATCGCTTGAATTAGGCTTTTTATTTCCACGGCGTCATTCTTATTACTTGAATAATAACTGCCTGTTTTTTCACTGTAGTAAGTAGCTTCACAAACTACGTTCTCGACGATGCGATTTGCTTTTTCTACCCCAAATAAATCTATGAATAAGTGTGCTTTCATACATTCGCCCCATCAATTAACTGCTGAATATTGCGAGGAACTGGCATTCCTTCACGGCGGCACATCTCTGCGTATTCATGTGGATTATCGAAAGGATCTGGCCCCAACTCATGAGTGAGCTCAGGTTCTTTTTCCTTGGCTTCCAGTTTTTGCACCGGTGCAGGATTACGACCATTGATCTTTAAGCGTTGCATTAGTGAATTGAGATGCTTTTGTGCTTCACCATTGCTCACAGGAACGTGTTTAGACTCCTTATGGTCAAGTTGTAGCGGTGGGGTGTAAAACTCTTGCTGACGGCCTTTTAACTGAGCTTTAGCAACCATCACGTTGTAGGTCCCAAAGAAATTATCTTGAGCTGCTCTCATTTGGCCCGCTTCGATCAAGTACATAACCTCGTCTAATGCGTACTTTGTGATTTGTGTAATCACTACCGAACGATCAGCAGTGAACTTACAAGCACGTGACCAAGCTTCTTCAGGTGACATCCAACTTTCACCAATGCACCAGGTGCGGAATTCAGCAAACGAAGGCATGAAACGGCCACCTGCAGTGAGTAAACGGCCAAGTGCGTTGTTAAATTGATTTTGTTGAACGCCAACAAGTGTTTTAAGTGCGATTTGCTCAACCATTGACATTGGAATTGCATTTTCGCCTGTTGAAGGAAATTGCTTGTTGAACTGTGCCGCATAGACCGTACGCAACGTAGCAATTAACGTTTGAGCATTGTTGATGTGGGCTAACTCAGACATGATCAAAAACCTCCAAAATCTTGTTGAGAGGGAGTAACGTCAATCACATTAGGTCGATTGTTCTTAGCGTACATTTGAGTGAAATAGCCCGGTTCTTCAGGAATGTTTTGAGAAGGTGTGCTTTCTTTTTGCTGATTTGATCGAGGTTCAAATACACCTTGGTAATTTCCAATAATCGAGTTTTCGAGAGATTGGTTTGCCAATGGACCGAAAGATTGAAGTTTTTTAAGGATTAACTTCACTGCGTTTTCAGAAAGTGGTTTTTTAATGCTGATACGCATATCAACAAAATTGTTCCACAGCTCTGGATCTACAGATGCAGGTAACTCAACTGAACGTGGACTAAAATCATTTGTTTTTTCAGATTTAGGTTTTTCAGAAACAGACTCACTTTTTTTATTTATTTTTTTATTACTTTGAGAGTTGTTTTTGATAGTGATACTTTGTGTGTTAAAAATTTTTACTAGTAGCGGTAAAATATTTTTACTAGTCTGGTTAAAATTTTTAACTAGCAGTGGTAAAGAATTTTTACTAGTTTGGCCATAAATTTTAGGCAGTAAAAATTTTTTACTAGGGAATTTCACCATAAAACCAACACTAGTATCGTTACCTAATTTGAAGGTATTTCCATGAACTGTGCTTGGTTGTTCCACGACTAAACCAACCTTAATAAGCTCATTAAGACACTTAACAACTGTAGGTCTACTCTTCCCTGTAATTTCCTCAAATTGAGTCAAAGAGATGGAATCCATCTCCTTATTCCAGCCACGTGTTTTACGGCAGATAACTAAGTAAATTTTGCATGAAGCATCAGAGATTTTATTTAAAACCTCGTCAACGAATGCGTTAGGAACTTGAAAAGCATTAGGTACAAAATTACTCATGTGATTTTGTCTCCAACTTGACTAGGCCACGCATTTCCAGCTGACGAATAATTCTTGGTGGAATAAATTCGTTGTTGATCTTGTAGCGTGTACGTGACTTTTCTTTTACCTGAATCAGCTTGTGTCCATTTTCCATAAGGCGACGAACCGTAATGGCTTGCCCCCCCATATGGGTTAATTCTTCAAGTTGATAAAATCTTTCTTGAGCCTCAATAGCTGCATTCATAACCGAAAGCGGCATTGCTGCTAGCTCTTTAGCTGAATAGATAGTTACTGGTTGCTCAAGCTGAATAACCACCTCTAGCGGTGTGGTGGAAACAGATACATCCTGTTTTCTTCTTGCTGCGTATCTCATTTTTCACCAACCCTTGGCTTGATGTAGCCACCAAAAGAATCAACTAAACCCGCCTTGGTTAAGCTGGTTACAATCTGCTGCGCTAACCACTGCGTAATTCGGAATTGGTGCGCCATAGTTTCTGAGAATTCAACTTTGGTCACCGCCGCATTATTTTCGTCGTAACCCTTATTGCGTAAGTTTTGCTTTTTCAATTCAAATAATTGGCCAAGTACTCGCAATGCAGGCTCATAAAAAGATTGGATTTCACTTTGTTGGCGAGAATCCTTTACTTGCTGTGTAAAACTATTCATGAAACCTCCGCTAATGCTTGCTCAGCATTTGTTAAACGGCGTTTGGCGTTAAGTTCTGCGACTGTTGCCGGACGTATTTCATTTTTGTGAGTAATTCCACCACCAACCAGCCAGTAATATTCTTTTGGCTGAAATGCTTCGATTTCATATAAAACATTTGACGAAGTTGGATTTACAAGCACGACTACATCACCTGGCAGAAAATCCTGCTGATTGTATTTTGTTGACTCATTTGATAAATTAGTTTGCATATTCGATTCCTCTAGCCAGTAATTGAATTACTAAGCCTGATGTACGAGATCAGGCTTTTTCATTTCCGAACGTTGCTGAACATTTTTTCATTTGCTTTAAAGCTGCCTGATCAACTGCCGTGATAAGCTCAATAAGGTTTTGTGTCAGGTGATGGATTTCTTCATATTCGAAAGGCGTAATAATTCCGTCTTCATAAGCCTCATAAACAACACGATTCGCCTTACCGTTTTTAATGTTGTGCAGCATCATTGCCTCAAAGATTGAAAGCTCATGATGTTTAGAGCTGTCACATGCGACTGGTACTAGTGCGTAACCCAACTCATGCGCCCAAACTTTTAGTAATGCTGGGTTCTGTGTGAAAAAGATCATTGCTTCAAGCTTTTTCAAACTTGGCAAATAGGCTGGCATGTTCTGGTTGCCGTAGTTACATACTGTGTTATGTGAGTCGCCTATTGCTTGGGCAATTTCTTTAGCTGTGCAATTCGGTGTTTTGTTTATCATTTGCCAAAGTGCTATCTGAGCATCCCGGCTTAAAGTCATCTCTTGCATTGTGAAATCCTTAATTTCCTTCACATTTACTCATTAATCTAAAAGTGAGATATTCATCACACAGTGGTTTGTTCATCACACAAGAAAAATTCAATTAAATCTTTATGGGTTATTTGACCGTTCGAGTTACGAACAATTGAATCAACTGTTTTGATGCTTGGATTTTTGTTTCGGTGAACTAAATGGTTATCCATGTAGCGATAACCGACATTTGCCTTATCACAAAAATTTTTTCTTTGTTCTTGTGACAAGCTTCGCCACCAACTATATAGATTAAACACCATTACACCATTTTGGTTTCTATTATTTATTAAATATACCTTATTGGTGTAATTAAGTGCAATAGTCATGGTTATTTATTTTTACACCCGATTGGTGTTATTAAATTTCACCACAAAGGAAAGACCGAGCTCACTCAATGAAATCTTTAAGTGCCATATCGATCGTAAGACGAAAAAATACCTTGAACTTAATGGAAAGAAACGGACTAGAGCGTAAAGACTTAGCCGAGAAGCTCAATATGGGTTATTCCCTACTTAGTTCTTATATAGGTAAAAATCCAAGTAAAGGTATTGGTGATGAAGTCGCAAAGAGAATTGCAGAAGTTTTTGGTGTTGAACCTTCATTTATTGATACAGATCATGAATTAATTGAAAAATACACGTTGCAAACAAATGCCGTGGCAGATAAAAATAGTTCAGATGATCCAGATATTGTGTCTGTTCCTTTTTATCCAAATGTTTATGCATCATGTGGACCCGGCATGTTTAATGATGCAAATGAGTATGAAGTGTCAACAATTAAGATTGAGAGAAGTAAGCTTAGAGAAAGACAAATTGATCCTTCTTGCGTTAGATCCTTCCTTTCAGAAGGCCATTCTATGTCCCCTTTAATTCCTCATAGATCCGAAGTATTTTGCGATATAAGTCGAACAGAAATAAAGGATGAGGGAATTTTTGCCCTCTGTCATGGCGGTTTATTCAAAATTAAAAAACTTTTCAAGGCACCGAATGGTGGGGTTCGCCTAGTAAGTACTAACACCAATAAAGATGAATATCCGGATGAAATACTAACCGCTGAGCAAATGAAGAAAGAAGCTTTTCATGTTGTTGGTCAGGTGTTTCATGTAAATCACACCATACCTTTCTAATAAAAGTAGTTAATTACACCCGCTTTAGCGGGTTTTTTTTATGTCTTAAACAATTAAATAACAATATAAATTACACCATATTAAAATTATTTTTAATAAATTACACCCATTTGGTATTTACACATTTACACCATTTAGGTATATTTCACTCATGGACAGCAAAAAGCCCTGACAACTTTCCACGGCAATCAGGGCTTTCCACTTACATGAGGTCAATTATGAATGCAAAAGCAATTCCACACAAGCATAAGGTAACAGGCATTACAGCAATTGCTGTACTTGTAGCCTTAGGTTCTTGTGAATACAAAACCGCTAATTCTAGCGTCCCTTCTAATTACAACTACGAAAGCAAACAAGTAGTTGGTTCTGAATATCAATTATTAGCAGCAACTAAAACGGGTGAAAACTCAGGTGAAGGTGTTATTCGTATTGATGGATTCAAGCTAAAAGTTGGCTTTGATTTTCAGGGCGTAAAAGATAGCTACGGCGTTACAGGATCTGACTTTACAACCGCTGAAATTACTAACTTGGCTATTGAGTCTGTAACAGACCTAAGCGGCAAGCCTTTCAATGACTTTACTAATCGTGATGACCACAGAAACATTAATACCCTTCTGGTTGGCTACATTGATCGTAATAAGTGGGTGGAGGCAATCTAATGAAAAATTATAAGTGCCCTACCTGCAATAAGGTTATTCCTGTTGATCGCTCAGAAATTAAAGCTGGTGATGAAGTTTCGTTTTGCAAAGTAACGCAAACTTCTAAATCCGCTCGTTTTTCTTCGAGAGAAGGAGTTGTTGAGAGCCGCGAAGGTGATGTGGTTTTAGTTAAATATCGCAAGGAAATTATTCCTTTAAACATTAAGGATGTCACTCCTGCTGGTGCTCCCGGCCCGCTTACCTATGCCTTTGTTGGCACATGTGAATGTGAGGGTTCTAATCATGAGTAATTATAAAAAACACCCTGACGGCTACAAGTCTTACTTGGGCCGAGATGAAACAGGCCTTTATTCAGTTCGCATAGGATGGCAAGTATTTGCTTCAAACGCTAATGGCAAAGTGCTTTACAAAATCAGCAAGGATGGCGTTAAAACCCCTTTAAATGTCGAGCAATTTAAAAAAGATAGCCCAGCAGTTTGGGAAGTACTTACCCAAGAAATCAGCTTTCAACGTAAGAAAAAGTTGGCTATGGATCTTGGTAACTCTCACATCTCATCAATTGAACGCAAAGCTTATAAAACTAAGCGCGGCTTCACTGGCTCAAGATAAGGATAATAAAAATGACAGTTTTCTTTAAAAAAGCAGAACGTAAAAATGCGAAATTGCGTTTAGCTATCGCAGGGCCTACTGGCTCAGGTAAAACCTTTACTGCCCTATTACTTGCAAAAGGTATTGGTGGACGTATCGCAGTAGCTGATACGGAAAACAGTAGTGCTGAGCTCTACGATGATCTTGTTGAATTTGACCATGCAAATATTCAACCACCTTACACTCCTGAAAAATTTATCTCTGTAATTAAGGCAGCTGAAGAAGCAGGTTTTGATACTTTGATATTAGACAGTATCACGCATGAATGGTCTGGTGTTGGCGGCTGTTTAGAAATGGTGGATAAATTATCATCTACAACTTTTAAAGGTAATTCATGGGGTGCTTGGAGTCAGGTTACACCACAACACCGAAAGTTTATCGATGCAATGCTTCAATCCAGTATTAACATTATCGTGACCATGCGCTCAAAGATGGAAACCATTCAAACCAATGACAATGGCAAAAAGCGTGTCGAAAAAGTTGGGATGAAGGCAGAGCAGCGTGATGGTATCGAATATGAGTTTTCTACGGTATTGGATTTGACTCATGACAATATCGCCGTTGCCACTAAGGATCGTTCTCGCCTGTTTTTAGAACCTCGTCAGTTAAATGAAAGTGATGGTGTTCTACTTAAACAATGGCTGCTCTCTGGATCTGCAAATGCATGTATCAATGGAAATCAATATTTAGAGCTTGAGCATTTAATGCATCAAGCGGGAATTGATATTGCGAATTACTGTGCAAAGCGTGGTCTAAATAGTCTTCATGATGTGAAACAGCAAATATTTGAAGAGACTTGTGACGGTATTAAAAAAATCATTCAGCAAAATCAACAAGCTCAACAAGCCAATGAACAACGAATTATTGAGCAACAAGAAAAGACTTTAGAAAACGAGTACCAACTCGCTTTG